CATGAGAACCCATCCCCACCCACCACTGGAGCGCGCCGCGCGACCAGGGGCGGCAGCGTCCTTGCATCGGATCATGCTCGCCGGCGTGAGTGACCAGGTCATCGCCGGCATCATCGCCGCCGCGGAGAAGCGCAACCTCCGCGACCAACAGGACCACGAAGTCCGCTGGTGGTCCGGCCGCTCCAAGGAGGCCCGCCGGATCCGCCGCGAGCGCCGCGCCGCCGGCACCTGGACGATTGCCAAACCCTCCCGCAAAGCCGCGTGAAAACCGTCCTCAATTTCAAGTTGGAGGCCGGGGGCAAAACTTATGAAGGCCAGGTCACCATCCCCGATGACGACGGGACATGCACCCTGCCGATGATGATCAATTCCCTGATGGTGAATCTAGCCAGGGATTGCCCGGAAATCCACCAGGCCAGATCCGTTAGCTTCACCGCTTCGCTGCCATGACCTACGTCCCCAATCGCTTCCGCCGCATCCTCGCCGCCCAGGCACCGCCGCGGGTGGCCACCGTGCCAGGCAAGCCGGCGAAAAAACGCAAGGCCACGCGGAAGCCCTCCGACCCGCTCCCGCCCGGCAGCCTCACCGCCGAGGCCCTCACCCTTTTCCTCCCCGTTCCCGTGATGGACCTCCGCCCCAATGCCGGCCACGGCCACTGGTCCGCCATCCACAAGGCACGGGCCAAGGCCAAGAGCCTTGCCCAGCTCCTCACCCGCTCGCTCGCCGGCCCCGAGCCCTCGCTCCTCCCCACCGGCTACAGCCTGGTCTTTCACACCCACAACCGCTGGGACGACGACAACGCCGTCGCCTCCGTCAAGAGCTACCTGGACGGCATCGCCGCCGCCCTCGGCATCAACGACCGCACCCTCAAATCCCGCGGCGTCACCCACCACCCCGACCGCAAATGCCCGCGCGTGGAAATCGTCATGCACCTCGCCGCATCGCTCGCACCATGAGCCAGCCCGCCGACGCCTTGTTTCCCGCCCCGACGCCGGCAGATCGTGGTCACGCCGATGGAAGTGAGCGCGGCCGGCGCGGTGGTGATTCCCCCGCCGCCCCCGCGCAAGGAAACGGCCCCGCTGCCCGTCGAGGTCGAGCCCATTCAAAGCAGCTACTGGTGGCCGCTGTGGAAACACATGCACGACGAGCACGGGCTGGTCCTGTTGGAAAGCGAGTGCAGCGAGATCGCCGCGGCCGTGGATGCGGTGAGGAACGCCTGCCGTGTGGCAACCGCCGACGAAACCCAATCTAACCAGACTGAGCAAAATGATACCTGAAAACTTGAACGAAGAGACTGATGGCGGGTTGCCACCACGCACTGGTTCGGTGTCTTCGGAACCGTTGCACGTCTATGACTGGCTGGATCAACCCGCCGCAGACGAAAACGAGCGACTCGCAAAAGAGTGGCTTGAACAGTTCGTGAAGCCTGCAATCAAGAAGGATCACGACTGGATGGATGCTCGCGTGCTCACCTGCGAATATCGTGGAACGCGCTACCGCTGCATAGGTGCCTCCCGTATGGGTGACGTGTGGCTGACATCCGACATGAAGGCGCGGAACGGCTACGAGAAACGTGTGAACGTGGAAGACCTCAGCGCCTGGCAGCGCGTGGACTCAGAAGCCAAGCCAGGCAAATGCCTCCAGCGCGGGATGGCGTGTGATGACGAGGACGCTTGCCAGCGGACGGAAGGACACAGCGGCCCGCATGGATATCGGGACGGCTCCGGTGGACCTGTCCGCATGTCCACCGCCGCCGACCGTCACGATCCGAGCAGATGCAAGACCCGCGAGGATCTGGAGCGCATGGCCGCCGCGCAAAGGAAGCGCGATCGCAAAGCCGCCCGCAAGGGTCCACCGAACGATCAAGTGGACCTATCCGGCCCTCCCGGTGGTCCGAACTCGAAGAAGGACGTTATGGCCGGTTAGGTCCCACGTCTGGTTATGCCTCTTTGAATCACCAACCAACTCACGAATATGCAAACACTCGAATACTCACCAAGCGCAGGAACTCACATAGGACTGGCCTGCAAAGAAGCCGTGGCGATGGCCATGAATCAAAAGGTCACGGTAAAGTTCAGCTTCAACGGGATCGCGCTGGAGGCGACACCGGAAAGCTCGCCGCCAGCGCTGGAAAGCGAATGGTCCGCCAAACAGGAGCAAGCCGCCAAGGACTACCGTGAATCACCGCAGGGAATCGCCGACGCGAAGAAGCGGACGGCTGACATCATCCGCAAGCAACGCTCGCTGAACACCTCGCTGGACGTGCTGGCCGACATCATTGCGGACTATGACAAGCTGATGATATGGCTCAAGGGAGTCGCTGATGATGCCGACGACATCGGCGTGCAATTCTCGAAAGACCGGCTGGCAGCGCAACTGGAAGCGGCGGGCTTCGTGGAAAATGAGCACGTCGGCGAGAAGCCGGAATGGTTCAACAGCCGCTCGCGAATGGCTCACTATATCGTCGGCCAGGCGCTGAACTGCCTCCGTCGCGGAATGGGACCGCACCCGGTGACGGGATCATTCGTCGAGCGATACTTTGCGCTGCCGAAGGTTGGATCTTCTTCTCGGCATAACGCTGAGCTGAGGGACCGCTCTGGGAGCGGCACTCCGACACAAAATCAACCATCCAAACTACCATGAACCTACAAAACAAAGCCGTTAAGAGCAGTTCCTCTCCAGCGTCTTGTTCTCGCCTCTTCCGGTGGTTGAGGCTGCCGAAATTCGCGTATGTGAACTGGCATAAGGCCGCGCCGAACGCCTCTCCGGGATGCTGGAAACAATGGTTCAGCATCAAACGATACTGGGGCGGGAAACTGATCTATGTGGAGGTCCGGCATCACTCATTCCAGTTCGACTTCAGGCGGGACTGGCTCGCGGACTTTCTTGGCGAGAACGCTAGCCTATCCCACGGGGACGAGAGCGAGCGTTGAATACTCACACAGCTACCTATCAAAATGAAAACTTCGACAACACAGCGGTCCCCGTTGGGATCAGGCACTTGTTCACTTTCTTCCGAGCTACTGCACGTGTTGCAGCACTCGTTAGGCGTCGATCAATACGGCGACGGAAACCAATACCGGAACCACTTTGTGACTTCGTCAGAAAGCAAGGACGGAAAGCTCTGCGAGGAATTAGTAAGCTTGGGAATGATGCGCTCGCAAGGAGCAAGAGTATTAGCAGGCGGAATGCATTTCTACAACGTCACGCCAAACGGAATTGATGCAGTAGCATTGCAAAGCCCTGCGCGTCCACCACGCCCCAAGCTCACCCGTGGCCAACAACGCTACAGAGACTATATCGAAAGCGAAACCTCACTGACGTTCGCTGAATGGATCGGCGCATCTAAGTGAACGCCAGCCTATCCCACGGGGACGGCGGCGCCACTCCGACACCAGAAAAATCATGACAACTACCCCACAAGCTCAACAGCAAGGCGGGTCCCCGTTGGGATCAGGCACTTGTTCACCATTGCGGTTCACGGCGGAGGACTCCGAAGCTGCCAACAAAGCATGGAAAGCCACATGCGGCCCGCACTCAATCGCTGCCGCCTGCGCTCTCACGCTCGATCAGGTCCGAGTCGCGCTTGATGGATACAAGGGCTGGATGAGTCCAACCCAAATCACGGCCACGCTGCGGAAGCTGGAACGCCCATTCAGCCTGGTCGCCAACCTGAAAACCACGGAACTCTGCGAAGGGATCAACCGCATCCAATGGGAAGGCCCATGGCTGAATCCGGGAGTCCCGGCGCGGGTCGCATACTTTCACACGCACTACGTCGCGCACTTCCACGGGATGGTGCTCTGCACGGCGTGCCTGTCCGCTCAGTGGATACCGGTCGATGAATGGCGGAGGCATCACCTCACGGTCGAGCCGGTGTCACCGTTCCACGTCACGCATCACTGGTCTCTGGTGAACGTCCAAGAAAATCCGACTGCGGAAGCGCCCTAAGACATGGATACCAAAAACAAACAACCCGCTTCCGCTGGTCGGATTCTTCGCCTTGTTCGGCGTCTTCTGTTTAGACTGGAAGGCACTGACTACAAAGAGCGATTCTTGCGACTCGCGAGGCATCACGCGCACTCTGATATTATCGGCCAACGTGGATGGTTCCGCCCCGCAAAATGGAGCGGGAGGCATGTGCCACGAGGCAAGCCCGTGAACTGCATCGTCACTGGATGCGTCATGCGTGCCAATGGCGGCGACTATCTGGTGATCAACTACACGTCCGAGGATGGATGCCACATCGAAGGCGCTGAAATACCCCGGAGCGCTTTCCACATCTCTCCGCCGAACGATCAAAGTGAGGGATCGCCGCCCTCACGGCACGAAAACAAACAGGAGCGAAACGGCGATTCCCTCCACTGACTTGTTCGACTTATGGCTGACATCATCACAGAAAACCCGCTTGATCGGGACAAAGACATCCTCGGGAAGAGCTTCACCGTGAAGCAATGCGAGGCTCGGGAGCACGGCGACAACGAAGGTTGCGTGTGCAAACTCATCGGACGCGAAGTGACCATCACCAAGCGGTATGAAACGCCCTTCGTGGGAACGGCATCCTTCCACCTCAAAGGCAAGAAGCAGAGGGTGCGACTCTCGGAGCTTGGAATGCCGAACCGTTATTGAGTCGAACGTCCAAGACCATCCGGTTCGGACCGGGAGCGCCGCTCCGCCAACACTCAACCCTCAGTAACTACCATGAAAAATCTAACTCAGAGCGGGTCCGAATCGGATGCGTCGCCTTGTTCAGCGTCTTTGAGCGTCCCCAGAAAGCGGCCTGCAAAATGGTCCCCTGGTGACATCGCAATCGAATACATCACGCTCCGGCGGGACGATGATCCGATGCCGCCGTGCATCCTCCTCATGGTGACGCGGATCGAAGGCGAACTCGTCCACTGCGAATCGCTCGATCAATATCGCCCTCGCTCGATCAAGGCCGATCAACTCATGGGGGTCGCCGAGGCGGTGGACTACTTCGAGGGGTTCGCCGATGAAATGACAGGGAAGTCCTATCGACTGGGCAAGCAAAAGCTGGAGGCGCTGGCCATCCCATTCGCGCCGCTGCCAGAGTGGATTCGGACGCTCGGATTCTGGGAAGAGCGCCCGGAAGACCGGCCCGACGGATGGGACGTGATCCGGCAATTCATTCCGCTGAACGCCTAAATCTATCCGTGCCGAAAATATGAGCCAGAATCAATCAACGACGTTATCGGCATCGGATACGATGCCTTGTTCTCCGTGGGTGTCCCGCAAAGTGGCTGAGATGTTCGCGGGACGGAAGGGACACGGCGGCGGACCATGCTGCTCTCGGGTGCTGGATGCGGATCAACTGCGGACGATTCTGCAAGACGCCTATGAAGCGGGTGGAAGCCTACTGACCGGCCCAAGCATGGGACGCTATGAACTCGACGAACAAAGCGGGAATCTCCGCAAAATATCTTCGGAGAACGCTGAGCTGAGGGACCGGCCGGAAGCGCCACGTTGAATCCTCCCGAACCTACCTAACTACATGAAAACTTCGACAAAAGCCGCCCTGCCGGTTCCTCTCCAGCGTCTTGTTCTGCGTCTTTGGCGCGGACTGTTCGCCCGTGCCAACACGCCGACAATGAATCCCGGAACTGCATATCCAACGCCGCCGGTCACAATACAACGCATAAAGGTCTATCCTGGTGATGTGGTGGTCGCAACCGTTCCGCACTTCATGTCTCAAGCATCGGTCAATGAAATGAAGGCAACGCTCCACAGGGCGTTCGGTGAAAACGTGAAAACGATCATCCTTTGTGGAGGCGTCGAGGTATCGGTGATTTCTCCGCAGAACAGTCCAATTAAGGAATCTTAGGATTACCATAACAAAGATAAGGGAATAATGAAAGCAGGAGAGGCATTGAAACAGTTTGACGCCTTCATGGAACGCGAGCGGTTGAAACGGCTCACCCGGGAGAGTTATCGTGGATGGGCGGAGCGCTATCTGTCTTTTGCGGTGCAAAACCCCGGCAGATCGGTCGAGGACACGATCAGTGATTTTCTATCATCCTATTCGAAGCACTCCGAAGCGACGGTCAAGCAGGCGCTGAACGCACTCGCTGGCAAGAGTGGGTTTTATGCCGCCAACGGGCGGCCAGTTGGCAAACTGCCGCCTTGGGTAAATCCGACGAGACCGGCGAACATACCCACTTGGGTGACTATCTCGGAAGCGGAATCGATCATGGTCCAAATGGTGGAAGCCTGGGCGATGATGGCTGCGGTGATGATCGGCTCCGGCCTGAGGATCGGAGAATGCGCGAATCTGCGCTGGCGGGACATCGACTTTGAGCGACTGACCGTGACGATCCGTCGCGGCAAAGGGAACAAGGACCGAGTGACGGTGCTTTCGCGAAAGTTGGTGGAACCACTGAAGCAGCGGATGGCCCGTTGCCGGGCATTGTGGGAAGAGGACCGGTCGAAAAACCGGCCCGGTGTGGCGATGCCCGAGGGGATGGAGCGGAAGTTTTCCGGATTGGGAAAGGATTGGGCATTCTTCTGGGTGTTTCCCGCACGGGGGCAGAGCAAGGACCCGGAAACGGGCATCGTCCGCCGTCACCATTTGCATAAGAAGGCGTTTTCGAAATCGTTGGGTATTGCGGTGCGGCGGGCAGGGATTGCGAAACGGGTGACCGCTCACACATTCCGGCACGGCTTCGCCACTGCCTATCTGCTGGCAGGTGGAAACCTGTGGGAACTCCAGCGGCTGCTCGGTCATGCGAGCATGGAAACCACCGAAATCTATCTGCATTGCCTGCCGAATGAACATGACCGGATCGGCAGCCCGTGGGACGTGGAGCTGGTGCTATCGCCAGGCCCGAGCACGATCATCCCCTTTCAATATCGCATCGCATGACCACCGCCAGCAAAGCCCCCTTTCCCTTCCCGCTCCAGCTCGGCGCGCTCGATTTGTTCTGCCACCCGACCGATCCCGACTTCATGGCCCCCATGTGGAAGGATGCACAGGCGCTCGTCGGGTGCGGCTGGATCGCCCTGCGTGTCGATCGCGGCTACTGGGACGCCAGCGACTTCGAGCCCGCCTCCGCCGCCTTCCTCGCCCGCTTCGAAACCCTGCCCTGGTCGCGGTTCACCGGCATTCCGGACGAGTGGCAGCGGCTCGACGACATCCGCGGGCGGCTCTACCGGCACGCACCGGTTTACCCATGGACCGCCAAGGGCAAATGCGCCCCCTCCCGCGTTTGGCGGGTCGGTGAGACTTTCCTCGGCCGCCTCAGCCACCTGCAACTGATCGCCCGCCTGCCCCGCTGTGAGGTGCACCTGGGCGTCATGGGCCGCGAGGCCCCGCTGTTGTTCCGCTTTAATGGAGGGCTCGGCATGCTGGCGGCGGATAAGAATCTCACCGAGGCCGGGTTCTCCGTGTTTCAGCCAAACACCAGCTACGACGGAGTGAAAATCCCAAAGAACCAAGGCCCCTGCGTGCTGCCGAAACCCGCTCCCTACTGGAAAGCCTTTGAACCCACCGACCCCTGATTTTTTTCCCATGGAATACCTCAATCTCCCAAGTTTTGTGTTAGACTCCCCTGAGTTCGTGGGGGCGGATCAAGTGGAGCGCGGCACCTGGCTTTGCCTGCAACGCTACTGCATCGGACAGGAGAATTCCGGAGTGATCGAGGATTGCGCGATCTGGAAGGATCGGCAGTGGCAACAACTGTGTCGCGTGACTCTCAGGGAGGTGCGGCGCAAGTCTCGCCTGTTTCGGTGGGAAGGAAATAATCTGCGAGTTTTCTATTATCCGCAGGAGGCGGAGGACATCGTGAAAGCAAAACGCCTTGTAGCTCAGGCGAATGGCAAGCTGGGCGGCAGGCCGAGCAAGAACCCACGGGAAACCCACGGGAAACCGACGTTGGTTATTTCTGAGAAAGCGAAAGGGAATGGAATGGAAGGGAATGAAATAATAACCCCCCTACCCCCTTTGCAAGGGGGAGAGAGCGAGGGAGCGGATGGATTGGTTTCTCACATCCAGAGCCTCGGCCGCGGCTGGGCTGCTACGGGGCACCTGACGAAACGCGAGGCGCGGGCGTTGCGGGGAAACGAGCCGATTTTCGCGGCATTCACCGCGGCGGACTGGGAGGTGCAGTGCGAGTTTCTCAAGGCCCCGCTGCCGGAGGGCACGGCGTATTTCAAACCGGACCTGCTGGAAAAGTTCCTTTCGGATGGTGGCTGCCTGCGGCATGCGCGGGACTGGAAAAGCAAGCAGCGGCCGCGCTTGGAGGTGGTGACCGCCCCACTGGAGCGGACGGCGGAGGATGAGGCGGCACTGCTGGAGTTTCTCAAGAAACCTGAACCGAAACGGATGAACTCATGAAAATCAATTGGAGGAACATAATTGAGGATGCTTGCGGATGTTCGATTGTTGAAACCTTACATCACCAAGGCCACCTCGCTGGATCTCTTAAAATGCCATTCGGGAAATATGAAGGGCGCGAGTTGATGAAGATCCCTTTGTCCTACTTGGACCAAGTAGTCTCGACGATGCCACCACAATGGATAGTCCGGCAAGTTCAGCTCTTCGTGGATGCGGCAATGAATGATCTACGCGGGCGTGAAAAGGAACCGATGCAGGTTCCTAACCGAAGTTACCACGACTGCCTAGAAATCATTAAGAAGAAGCTTTTTCAATAACTCCCATGAACCCGAAAAAACTGTGTGAGAAGATGGCGCTGGTGGCTTACGAGTTGAGCGTGGCGGAGGGCCACGAGCGGAAGGCGGCGGCGGCTCGCAGGCGGGCGATGACGTTGCAAGGGGAGGTGCATTGCGAGTTCTCTGCGGCGCTGGCGAAGGCGACGGGGGTGGATCTGGTGGAGCCGCGGGAAGTGAAGATCCGGTTGGAAGGAGCGCAGGCATGAACCAACATCGCTACACGCAGCTGGAGTTTGAGATCGTGGCGGCGATCGGCTCGCCGGAGGGGTTTCTCAAGAAGGTGCAGGCGCGGCGGCGGAAGGGGCTGAACCCGCTGGAGTATTCGGTGAAGCTGAGCAACGCGCTGCGGTGGAAGCAGCTGACGCACGCGGTGTATGACGTGCTGGCGTGCGTGGCGGCGTTCCAGGCGAGTGGGGACGGGTTTGCGACGTATCCGCGGGTGGTGAGGGCGCTGGGGTGCACGTTCGAAAATGTGCGGATCCACGTGAGCCGCAACCCGGAGTTGTTCCAGGTGGCGGAGGCGCTGAAGGGCGAGCCGGTGCGGCGGCTGACGCTGACGGGCGAGGCTGTGGGGTTGCTGCGGGCGATCAAGGGGCGGATTGATAAGACGGGGGAGAGTTGCTAGGTTTCAGTGTTCAGTTTTCAGAAAATATGAGTGAGGAAATACCAGACGAGTTGAATCCCCGGCAGCGGCTTTTTGTTGAAAAGCTGACCAGCGGGATGGCGGCGGGGCGTGCCTATGAGGCGGCGGGATATGGTGCGAAGGGGAGTTCTGCGGATGTGCAGGCATCGAAATTGGTAAGAAATGGTAAGGTTGCCGCGGCGGTGAAAGCGGCTTATCGGGCGTTGAGTGATGCGAAGAGGTGGGAAAAATGGCAGATGTTAGACTATCTCCAGAATGTTTTGGAGACTCCGGTGGGGATGATCGACGAGCATAACGTGCTGGCGCAGGAGGTGAGCCGCGACGAGGTGGGTGGCGGGGCGCAGGGGCAACTGATGCGCGGCGCCGAGCCTAGCGGCAATGAGACGGTGACGCCGGATGTGACGCGGGTGAAAGTGAAGATGTTTGGCAAGAAGGACGCGGCAAAGATGTTCATCGATCTGATGGGCTGGAACGCTCCGCAAAAGGTGGACGTGAATGGGGTGGGCGAACTGGTGCAGGCGCTGGCGAAGCTCGCACCTACTTCGGTGTTGCCGGAGGACAAGATGTGAGATGCTGAAGGAACTGACCAACACTCCCCTCGCCTCACGGGCATGGCGGCTGAAGAATCTCTACTCCATCCGGGATGCGGACGGGATGCTGGTGCCGTTCGTGCCGAATGAGGCGCAGCGGTTGTTTTACAACCGGATGTGGTATTGCAACCACGTGCTGAAGGCGCGTAAGCTTGGGCTTTCCACGTTCATCGCGCTGATTTTCCTGGATGATTTGTTGTTCACGCCGACGGGTCTGAGTTCGGGGATCATCGACTACACGATCGAGGACGCGGAGAGCAAGCTGGGGATGCAGCTGACGGCTTACGAGCACTTGGACAATGGCGACATCCACCCGATGACGTTCGAGATCGGCCGGGCCGTGAAGCGGGCGGTGCCGCTGGCGAGTTCGGCGAGTCGGAAACTGACGTGGGGGAATGGTAGCGTGGCGAAGTGCAGCACCTCGCTGCGGGGTCACACGCCGCAGCGGACGCACGTGAGCGAACTGGGCAAGACGGCGATCTGGGCACCCATCAAGGCGCGGGAAATCATCAACGGGGCATTCAACGCGATGACACCGGGGAATGTGCGCAACATCGAGAGCACGCACGAGGGCGGGCAGGTTGGCGACCATCACCGGTTGATCAAGCAGGCGATGCGCAACGACGACGCGAACCTGACGAACATCCAGAGCCGGTTCCATTTCTTTCCCTGGTGGCAGGACACGCGCTATGTGCTGCGCAGCGCGGGGCACAAGATCCGGCCGGAGATCATCAAGTATTTCGAGCGGTTGAAGAACGACCACGGGATTGTCTGCACGCCGGAACAAATGTTGTGGTATGATCACAAGCGGATGGAACAGGGGCACGGGATGCTGAAAGAGTTTCCGAGCACCCCGGGCGAGGCGTTCGAGGCGATCCACGAGGGGGCTATCTATGGGACGGAAATGGCGAACCTGCGCGCGGCGGGGCGTATCTGTGACTTCGGGATGGAGGCGGCTTATCCACTGTTCACTTTTTGCGACATCGGGCTGAGCGATTATTTTTCGGACTGGTTGGTGCAGCCGGTCGGCCGGTGGTTCCTGGTGCTCGATTGGTTCGAGCGGGAAAACTTCGCCGGCAGCATGGTGGCGGACCATTGGCTGCAGTGGGAACACAAGTGGGGCAAGCCGATCACCGCGCACTTCCTGCCCCACGATGGCGACACGCGCGACCGTGGCACCGGCATCAGCTACAAGAGCGAGATCATGAAAAGCGGGCGAACGAATGTGCGGGTGGTGAACCGGATCCCGGACAAGTGGCTGGGCATCGGCTTCACGCGCGATGTGCTGCCGCACTGCTGGTTTCACAAGACGAACTGCGACAGCCCGCGCAATGCGGACGGCAGCCGGCACGACGTGGACGACACCCAGGAGGAATTTCCGAGCGGGGTGGCGTGCCTGGAGGGCTACCAGAAGGACGTGAGCGCGGCGGCCGGGATGCGGCTGCGGGAAATGCCAAAGCACGATCTGTTTTCGCACAGCGCGGACGGCTTCCGGACCTTCGGCGAGGCGCACCGGCTGAACCTGATCGATTTCCTGAGCGCGCCGCAGAGCAAGCCGCAGGTCACCGGCGGGCCGCGGGCGCCGCGGAGGCGATAGGGTTTTAGTCGGAACGCCTCTGTGATGGCGGCGGCGGATGTGCAGCCTGAATGAACCAAGGACGTTATCGCCGTCGCCATCCATGACTTGTTAGCCCCGAATTACCACAAAACTATGACTGTCCGAGAACTGATGAAGCAACTGATCGAACTCGATCCCGAAATGCGGGTCGGAGTCACGGCCCATTCGAGCGGCTGCGACATCGACAATATCATGGTCCGGGTGAACACCGGAAAGCCCAACCACATCGCATGGAGAGTGACACCATCGAAGCGCCCACGCCCGACGGTGAACCGGGATTTCGCGTTCGAAAAAGACGGCGAGCCTATCTGCGTCATCTCCGGCTAACAGTTAATTAAGCGAACCCGAGTTCCCTTAGACAATTCACTGCCATGACCCCTTACCTGGCTGCCTGGGAGAAGTATCACGCGGACGGGGTGCCGGGGGTGGCGTGGCGGGTGGCAATGGAGTATCATTTGCAGCACCCGCAGGCGGGGGTGGTGAGTAATCCGGCGGGTTTTGTGATGGCGCGGCTGGTGATGGCGGACGATCCGCCGGCGGTGTTGTGGGACCTTTCACGGCTTGAATCGCGGAAGGGGCTGGACTGCTGGCATGTGTGGGCTGCTGCCGGGAGCCTGAAGGCGCTCGGATTGATCGCGGTGATGCACCGCGCTCCATTCGTGAGCTTTCACCGCCGGGCGGACATGCACCCGCGGGTCTACCGACTCGACAGATTGTTCCGAGCTTATGAATTCGAAATCGCCACCGAAGCCGCCCGCCACTCCGCCGCCTGTGACCGCGACCGCGCCGGAGAAGGTGGCGACTGACCTGGAGGAGCGGCGCAAGCAGGGGAAGCGGTATAATTTTGACGACACGATCCTGGCGCCGGGCGTCCGGAACACCCTCGGCTGACCATGGCAAGCGACGTGGACAAACTGCTGCTGCTGGCGGACTCGCTGGAAACGGAGCTGACGCTGCACCGGCCGTTGTTCAATGAACTGGCGGCGATTTGTTTTCCGCGGCGGGGCGAGCTGCCGAGCCCGGGGAATCCGCCGCAAGGGGTGACGGAGCGCGGGCGGGTGACACAGAATTACGACGGCACGGCGATGCGGGCGAACCAGGTGCTCAAGTTCGGCCAGAGTTCGCGGCTGACGCCGGCGAGCTCGCGGTGGTTCCGGCTGCGGCCACCGAGCCACAAGCGCGGGAATGCGGCGTGCGAGCGGTGGTGTTCGCGGGCGACGGAGACGCTTGTGGGACTGATCGGCGCGAGCAATTACTACAGCCGGAAGAATCAATTTTACGGCGAGCGCGGGGCGTTCGGCACGAGTGCGATGGAAGTGACGAGCGGGCTGCAGGGCAAGGGCCTGCATTTCCGGACGCTGCCGGTGGGCAGCTTCACGATCGCGGAGAACTCGATCGAGGAAGTGGACACGGTGATGCGGCGGGAGTTCCGGACGCCGGCGCAGCTGGTGGAGCAGTATGGCAAACAAGTGCCGGAGGTGGTGCGGGCGTTGTTCGATGACCCGACGAAGCGGCACGTGAAGAGCGAGGAGGTGCTGCATGCGCTTTACCCGCGGCAAGACCGGGACCCGCGCAAGGCGGACGGGATGAACAAGCCGGTGGCGAGCTGCCACATCCACATCAAGGAAAAATTTTTACTGTTCGAGGGTGGTTTTGACTCGATGCCGGTGATGGTTTCCCGATGGGAGACGAATCCCTACAGCCCGTGGGGCTGGGGTCCGGCGGACTACGCGCTGCCGGAGGCGGTGCAGGCGAATTTCATGGAGGAGATGCAGGACGTGATCGCGGAGACGTCGGCCTTCCCGCGGGTGCTTTACCCGGCGGGGATGAAAGATGAGATCGCCTTCGAGGCGATGGGGCTGACGAGCTTCGATCCGGCGGCGGGTGAGAACTCGGCGCCGCGGGAGTGGCTGACGCAGGGGCGCTATGACATTTGGAAGGACCGGGCGCAGGACAAGAAACGGAACATCGAGGACTCGTTTTTCGTGGACTTGTTCAAGGCGATTTCCCGGCTGGATCCGAGCGCGACGGCGACGCAGATTTCCGCGATCGTGAGCGAGAGCCGGGAGATGTTCCAGCCGATCCACTCGAACATGATCCGGGAGAGTCACATTCCGGAGCTGGTGCGGTGCTTTTCCTTGGCGCTGCAGCAAGGGGCGCTGGACATGCCGCCGCCGGCGATGATCGAGCAGGACAACGTGGGCGCGTTCATCGCGAACCCGGACGTGGAGTTCACGAGTGCGTTCGCGCTGGCGATGGAGGCGGACAGCCTGGGCAACCTGAATGCGATCATCAACACGCTGATGCCGGTGGCGGCGGCGGATCCGACGTGGTTCCTGCCGTTCAATCCGAACGTGATCGTGCCGGAACTGTTCCGCCAGGCGGGGCTGCCGGACAATTTCACGCGCAGCGAGGAGGAACTGGCGGCGCTGGCGCAGCAACAGGCGCAGGCGGCACAGCTGGCGCAAGCGGAGCAGCTGACGCAGGGCGTGCGCAACCTGGGCGGCGTGGATGAGGCGAAGAAGGCCGCGGAGATGATGGTGGATGCCTAGGAGTTGCTAGTTTTCAGTTTGAAGTTTTCAGGAAGAGAAGATGCCAGCGAAATTAAAAGACGATCATGGAAACCAAGAAGAGAAGCCACAAGCGGCGGACGGTTACGCCGCCGCCATCGACGAATTCCTCGGACAACTCAATGCCAGCACCAGCCGGAGCGGAGGGGGAGAGCATCGCAAGCTCAGCCGGGCCGATTTCCTCGCCTGCCTCAACCACACCTTTTCCACCGTCGATGGAAAGATCGTCCTCGCCTGGCTACACGCCACCGCCGGCACGCGAAAGCCTGCCTTCGTCTTCGGTGGAGCCGGTGACTCCGTCGCCCTTGCCGCCGCCACCCGTGACGGCCGCCGCGGACTCGTCTGGGAAATCGAGGCCAACCTCGAGGACGCCCGCAGCAACACCCCCGCCGCCAAGCCTGCCGCCAGTGGCAGCCCCCGTGTCCGGCGCACCGGCAAGCGTGGAGCTTGAGCCGTTCCTGCTGGCGCACGAGGCGGAGGATGACGCGGGTTTTTTCACGAAGTTCGGCGGGATCGTCGGGCGGCTGGTGCGGGCGCACGGGAAGAACCCGGAGGCGCGCGAGGCGCTGGAGCGGATCATGGCGCTGAAGGGCGCGGAGTAATCGCAGCGATTTGAAACGCCTGGGATTCCGTGAGGGGTCCCGGGCTTTCAGGTGCCTAGATACAACGTCTATGAAAACAAAACACTGACCCCACCAACGAAATGAACCTGTATTCCATCATCTGCTCCATCTGCTGCTTTTTCAGCCGCATTTGGTTCTACATCATTCGACCGGAGCCCCCGCCGTTGTTCAAGCCGAAGCGAATGCCGCAGGCGCAAACCTTCCTCGCGCAGATCAACCAACGCCGGCTGCGCAAGCGGCAGCGCCAGGCCGCCAGGTCCGGCGATAGGTTCGCCTTTGCCTGACGATCGTTTGCACCTGATTGAATCACCCGGACCTCGCAAGGGGTTCGGGTTTTTTGGGCAAAGCCCCCACGGGCAATTCAACCAGAAACCAACCATGCCAGATCAAACAGCAACCGCTACGGAAGCCGCCACTACGGCGACAACTTCCGCCGCCACCACGCAGGCCGCAGCATCCACTACGGACGCCAGCGCGCAGACAGCAACTCAAGTTGCACAGACCGCCACCGCCGTTGTCCCCTCCCCTTTTGGCGAGGACGGCAAGCTGGGGAAAGACTGGTTTCTCAAGCTGGGCGACGAGTATTCGGCGCATGCGCCGGACCTGTCGAAGATCACGGACATCCGCACGCTGCTGACGGAGCGCGAGTATTTCCGGAAGAACGGGGTGAGCTATCCGGGCGAGAATGCGCAGCCGGCGGAGATCGACCGGTTCCGCAAGGTGGCCGGGGTGCCTGATTCGCCGGAAGGCTACGGCCTGACGGCGGAGGCGATGGCGCTGCCGGAGGGCATGGAGTTTGACAGCGAACTGGCGGCGGCGATCACCCAGGCGGCGCACAAGACGCACGCGCCGCCGGCGGTGGTGGCGGCGATCGCCGCGGAATTCAACACGGTGCTGGCCAAGCGGATGGCGGATGCCGCCGCGGCGGAGGCAGCGACCAAGAAGGCGGCGCAGGACGAGCTGGTGACGGCTTGGCGCGGGGATTTCGAGACTAATGCGAGCACGGTGCGGCATTGGGCGACGAAGCTGGCAGAGTCGGCAAACCTGCCTGCCGATTCTCCATTTATTGCGAGCTTCATGAATGACATCAACACCCAGCCGGCACTTTCCAAGATGCTGATGGAGGTTTCCAAACTCTATGGAGAGGACCGGATCGCGGCACCAAACGGCTTTGGGGATCTGCGCAGCGCGGCGGAGCGCGTCCGGGCGATCGAGGCCGGGACGGATCCGCAGTGGGGTGCGAAGTATCTGAGCAAGGACAAGGCGGAGGCGCTGGAGGCCTACAAGTTCGTGGCCAGCCTGCGCGCGCAGGCTTCCCGATAGATTTCCCGGGTAATACGGTTGCATGTGTTAGGCCCCGCGGCGTCTGAGCGCCGCGGGGCTTTTTTGTGCCCGGATGGGGCGACCTTTCACCGCTTGAATGGGCGGAATGCGGCGGACGGGATCAGTCTGCCACCGCTTCTGAGAGCACAGACAATCCCTTGCTGGACCTGTCGCCAATGTCGCCGCCGCCGGGCCGTTGCCCGGAAGGACCCGACCCGCGCAGCGGACAATCGGACCGGACCCTAACCGATCCAGTTTCGAAATTCCAACCAACAAGGCACCATCATGAGTGATCCAATCCCAGAGGCGTTCCGCCAAACTTTCGCATCGTCCTTCCGGACGGTGGTTCAACAATCCGTTTCCCTCCTGTCCGGCACCGTGCGCGTTGAGCGCGGGCTGACCGGCACCGGCAAGCAGATTGAATTTGTCAATCCGACCTCGTCCGAGGAAACCACGGGTCAGCGTTTCAAGAAAACGGTGATCAAGGAGCTCGACACCGACCAACGCTGGTATTACCCGCGTGAATTCGACTGCGTGACCGGCGTTTCCAAGTGGGACGAGAACAACCTGGCACCCACGATTATGCCGAATGGCACCCAGATCGCCGCGCACCGCGCCGCGTTCAACCTGGACTGCGATTCGCTGATCATCAACGCGCTGACCGGCGTTGCCCGCACGGGCACCAACGGCGAGACCAGCACGGTGCTGCCGGAGTCGCAGATCATCCCGGTGGATTACGTTTACAGCGGATCCGACGCGGATAGCGGCCTGACCGTTCCCAAGCTCCTGGCAGCCCTTCAGATCCTGAAGGAAAACCACGCATGGGACAAGGAAGCCCGGATGCGCGGTGAAAAACTGTGGTGCGTCATCGACTCGCAGGAGGAAATCCGCCTGCGCCAGATGGCCAACGCCGCGTCCGGCGACCGGATGTTCTCCCGCGACTTCGACCCGCCGATGTATGACGGCAGTGGTACGCTGGTTTCGTGGATGGGCATCAGCTTCGAGATCTACGAGGGGCTCGTCACCGACACAGTGGTGGGTGCCGCAGGGACCGACACGGTGGCCGCCAAACACATCCCGCTCTACACCAGTTCGGCGCTGGAGTTCGGCGTCTGGAGCGACTTCACCAACACGGTGGACCGCCGCCCGGACTTGTCCAACGCGGTGCAGTTCCTCTCGCAATACCGCATCGGTGCGGGCCGCGAGCAGGAGAAGAAGGTGGTGGCCATCATGGCGACGGTCTGAGCAATCAGTAACTAACAACCAATCATAGAAAATCACGATCATGGCTAACACCAATTCCGATCTGGCCACCGCACAAGCGGCGGCGTACCGCGATCCTTCCGCCGCCCCGAAGCCGGGGCTTACCAGCGGGATCATGTTTTACCTGCGCGGCCAAGTCACCTGCCCGGCGACTCCGACCGTTGCTGACACCCTCACGCTGATTCCGGCCGAGATGCTCCCTGTGGGCGCGGTCTATGAACCGGCGGAAAGCTGGCTGTGGCTCGAGTCCGACCCGGGCACGGCGCTGACGCTGGACATCGGCCCGGTTTCCAACCCGGACGCCCTGGCCGACGCGCTGGCGCTGACGGCGACCGGCGTGGGCGCGGCTCCCATCCGCTTCTGTGCCTCGGCGACCGCTCCGGCGGCGATGCTGGATCCACTGGCGATCACCGAGCAGGAGGCGATCCTGGCGACGGTGATGGTTTCCACCGCGGTGGATGCGACGGTGATCCAGTTCCAAATCGCGTTCCGGATCATCGGCTGAGCAGCGGGCGTTTGAAAATTAACCAAAGGCCCGTGTCTGGAACTCCGGGCACGGGCCTTTTCCTTTACAACCTGACAATATGCCACTGGCTAACGAGACCGCGGTTGCGAACCTGGCGCTGGATTTGATCGGCGAGCCGTATCTGGATGACCTCGATACGGACGAGGGGGTGGCGGCGGATTGCGTGCGGCTGCATTTCCCGCAGGCGCGCGAGACGGTGCTGGAGGGGCACGTGTGGAGCTTTGCGACGCGCTGCGCGGAGCTGGTGAGTGTGGACGCGGCGGCGCTGCTGACGACGGACCAGTTTGTGGTGACGGCGGTGGATACGGGCGAGGATGGCAATGATTTGCAGTTCGCAGTCATCGACGGCGGCGACGTGCTGGCGCAGGTGGTCGACGGGGTGATCCAGCTGACGATCGAAGCCGGGGTGACGACGCTGGCGGACATTGACGAGGCGATCCAGACCTCGGACGAGGTGCTGGCGCTGGTGACGATCGTTTATTCGGGCGATGATCTGGATTTGGTGGAGGTACAGGCGGCGACGGCGCTGGCCGGCGGGCTGGAAGCATCGATGATCGCACCGGCGTGGGGCTCTGCGTTCCATTTGCCGGCGGCGAGCTTGCGGTTGATCAAGATCGACGGCTGCGACATCGCGACGCCGCGGCGGACGTTCGAGATCCAAGGGCGGTATCTGCTGCTGGAGGAAGAGGACGCGGTGGCGCCGGTGATCCACTACATCACCAACGATCCGCCGGTGGACGAGTGGCCGACGACTTTTGTGGATGCGGTGGCCAGCCTGCTGGCGTCACGGATCGCGCCGAAGCTGGCGCAGAATCCCGGGATGGCGCAGGCGCTGACGGGCCAGCATGAGATGCTGCTGGGCAAGGCCCGCAGCAAGGA